ATCTGACTGCAGCTGCAACAGTTCCTCCAGCAACACCAGGTGCTCTAGAAGTTGTCATTCCTCCTCAGGGTGGTTATGGTAGCACTGATGGTCCTACATTCCAAGAGCAACTAAATGCTAAGCGTGTAATGTGTAACATTCGCCTAACATTTGGTGAGGGTGGAGGAGACTTCCCTGTAACTAACGACTTCAGAAGAATTGGTCTCCTAAGAGATCCTAAAGAGTACAATGGTTCTGGTGGTACAGAAATCACAGGTGCAACTCCAGAAACAGTTAGAAACACTTTTGCAGTCAGTTTTGGTGCAGGCACTAGCTATATTGCTAACTTTGTTCCTGATGAAGAGATTGAACAAACTCAAGGAACTGCTGGTGGAGCAGCTCCAGTCGCTAAAGGAACCGTAGTTGAGTGGTTACCAAATGACCCCAACAACGTATCTCTTGGTGGAAAACTAAGATATTACCAAGATCCTATTCTGCACAGAGATGAAAATGGTACTGTTAATCCCTTTGTTCCATCAGGCGGAGACGGCGGTGATGTAACTACAGGTGGAGATATTATTGGATCAGTTTCAGGTTCACACCCCACCACAGATGTTCTAACAACTGCAACCAATGCTTATGGTAGTGGAAACCTACCCGCTGCTCATGACGTTGATGGTGCTACAGTTACTGCTGATATTTTATATCCAGAACTAGAACCATATACAGGTGAAATCATCTATGTAGAAAACAGAAGACTAATCACCCGTGCAGAAGACCAAATTGAAGATATTAAACTAGTTATTGAGTTCTGATTAACTCAATATCTTGACTATAAATAAGGTTAGGAAACTTAGGTGCATAAAAATTTAATATGGCACAGAATACTAACCTTAATGTATCCCCATATTATGACGACTTTAATAGGGATAAAGACTTCTACCGTGTTCTGTTCAGGCCGGGATACTCTGTTCAAAGTAGAGAATTAACTACTTTACAGAGTATCCTACAAGAGCAGATAGAGAGGTATGGTAATTATCAATTTAAGCAGGGGGGACTAGTAACTCCTGGAGAGGTTGGTTTAAATACTAAATTAAATTACGTTAAGTTATCTTCAGTTTCTGAAGTTGCTATTAACGAAGGTGGAGAAATTGTATATAGAAAATATGATATCTCCGGTTTGGTTGGTGGCACTTTAGTAGGTGTCACGTCTGGAGTCCAAGCAACAGTATTGGCAGTAAAGACAGAGACCACAAGTAATTCAGATACACTTTTTGTTTCCTATATTTCAAGCGGAGATTCTACTACAGAACCAACCTTTAGACAAGGTGAGTTGCTAGAAGTTGTAGATGGCGTAAATACTCCAGTTTTAACTGTTGGCACTGATGGTGCAGTGCTACCTAATTTTATTTCAATTACTGATGTAGAAACTGAGATTACAGAAACTGTATTCAGTCCTGCCCTTGGATTAGCAGCTGCAGTTGATATTCAAGAAGGAATCTATTTTGTAAATGGATTTTTTGTAAGAAATTCTTCTCAACTTTTAATTGTTGATCCGTATAATAATAAACCATCAGCAAAAGTTGCATTTAACATTACTGAAAATATTATTACCCCAGAATTTGATGAGTCATTATATGATAATTCTAGAGGTTCTTCTAATTTTTCTGCTCCTGGTTCACACAGACTACAGATTGAATTAGTTGCTCAGTCATATGGATATAATGAGATACTAGACAAAAATAGTATCGAACTTATTACAATTAAGAATGGTTCTGTTCTTAAAAAAATTAAACAGAAAGAATATAATGTTTTAGAAGAAACTCTAGCAAGAAGAACATTTGATGAATCTGGTGATTATGTTGTAGATAATTTTACATTTGATGTAAGAGAATATGTACAGACATCCGACAATACTGGATTATTTTCTGTAAATTCATCTACAGGTTTAGTTAATGGACTTCCACAATCTGAAGCAAAGCAAAAATTAATTGGTACTGTTGGTCCTGGTAAGGCATATGTAAAGGGTTATGAGATTATTAACAAAGAAACTAAGTATCTAACTCTAGACAAGGCAACAGATACAATTCAAAGAAATAACGTACTATTAAAATATAATGGTGCGAGTTCATTTTATGTAACTAATGTATATGGAAGTGTTCCAGTAAACGCAGAAGGTGTAGAATTAGAATCATATCCATCAATCTATTTGATGAATACATTTAATGATGGTGGAGTTGGTTTAAATGGATTAACTAATACTTTTAGAAATACAGATAATCATCGTGGAGAGTTGATGTCTGATGGTCCACCAGACTCTGTAGGATTTGACTTAGATTTGGAACCAAGTGACATTGCGGTCAAGACTATATGGGTAGAACGTAGTACTCAGATACTACCATCTTATGTCGAGACTTTCTTACCAGCGCCAGGAGACCTCCTGTGGGTCATTAGAAACTATGATGTACAAGAAGGGTCAGGAACTACAAGAACTGCCACTACAGAGCGTGTGAGAGTTGTCTCAACCGCATTGGTTAAGAATGAAAAAGTTGCTCCTGGTTCTGCTGTACGTTATGCTGAGATAACTATTGCTGGAAAGAGAGATGTTGTTGATGCATTATTTAAAGATTTTGATTTGGGCGATCAACAATCGAGAAGAAGAGTTTTCTTATCATATGAGAATGCTTTTACAGTAAATGCTTTACCAACAGAAGATGAGCAGGGAAATCCAATTGTTCCACCATTAACAAGAGAAAACTACTATTGGGGAACTATTGTAGATTATACTGATGCAGTTTCTCCTGTAATTGGTTTATGTAAACCATCCAATTTTATCTTAGAAAAATATGGAGATGGTTTTAATCCTATTAAAGATAAGATAGCATCCAAAGGAATTAGGGATGAGCAGGAAGAGTATAACAGTATCTTCAAATTTGGTTATTTTGCACCTCAATTTTTTACAAGACTCAAGTTAACTGAATTTATCACTGATGGATTTAGACCAGGAAAATATGTTAATGGTATTACAAGTGGTGCATATGGAGTTGTTGAAGGAACCACTGGCGGTGTATATTCTTCCACAGATGTTTTACATTTAAAAGTACAATCAGGAAAATTTGTTGAGGGAGAAACTCTGGTTGATGAAGATGGAAATTTATTGAAAGTTGCTACTAGTAATACAATTTCTCACTTTGTAATTCATAATCAAGGAACATCATATAACAGTTCATCCGTTGCTATTATAGATGGACAGGTTTATGATAGATCTAAAATTGCAATTAATAGAGTTGACGATGGTGTTCAACTTGCAACAATTTCTATTGAAGATGATGTTGTAAGAGATATTAAATATGTTAATCCTCCAACGATAAGAATTACTGAAGGAACCGGAGCTATTGTTACAGCTGTTTTATTCCAAGAAACTGTAAAAACTTATACTCCACAAGATGTAAAATCTTTCTATGGTTCTTACGGTTCCGGTTCACAGGGACAAAATATTTTTACCGCTGATGTTGTTTCTGATAATGCAAATTATGCCACATTTACAAAAATTTCAGATTCAACATTTAGTGGTGAGAAAGGATTAAATTACCTTTCAGTAAATTCTTTATCAACAAATTTATCGCAAATTTTAAAGCAAACTGATATTGTTCAGTATGTTGATGACTTAGGTAACGTTACGAGAGCTATTGTTTTATACTCCACTGCTTCTACAGGAACTCAGAAAGCAAGAGTGTACTTAGACTCCGTTCTTAGAGAAAATGTTTCTAGTAGTATATTAAACAAAATTTCTACCAAAGTTGATAATCCAACATCTTCATTAATTTTCCAAACTGGCAGTAAATCTGTTGCTTCTCTTGTTAGAGATATTACCGATTCCAAAATTAGTTATTTCTTTAGAAGAGATTTTGTTGCTACAGGTTCATCTTCGGGTGGTTCCCTAACTTTTGCTGCTCAACTTCCATACGGAACTCAGAGATTTGTCTCCTTTACAAAGAACAATTATGTAATGACTGTTTTGGATCCTGGCGTGGGTGATGTAGTTAATTTCCAAAAAGGTGATATAGTATACATTAGAGATGAGTACATTGATATAGAAAATTCTACAGATGAGTCTAGTGGATTAGTTGCTGGTACTGCAACAATTACTTTCCCAACTGATTATTTTGGGGAAAATATGTCTACTTACCCTAAGGTAAAATTAACTGCATCTCTTGAAGTAAGTAAAGCAAAACCAAAATTAAAAACATCCGTAAAAAATAAAAGAATTATTGTTACTTCATCAAACGATAATGTTATTCCATTAAGAGGTAATGATTATGATTCTGGAGACATTGGAATTTTCTCATATTCCGATGTATATAAATTAGCATATGTTTATGAAGGTTCATTAACTGAACCACCAAAAGTTGATTCTAGTGGACAATTAATTTCAGGAAAAGATGTTACCGACAGATTTATTTTTGATGATGGGCAACGTCCTTCTTACTATGATGTCTCTAGACTCATTTTAAAACCAGGGGAGCAGGCACCAACTGGTAGGTTGGTTGTTGGTTTTGATTATTTTGAGCATTCCCAAGGAGAATTTTGCACTGTTGATTCTTATGTACATGAGTCTGGTGTTGACATTAATGACATTCCTTACTACAATTTACCTTCCGGAAGGGTTTCTCTTTCCGACGTAATTGATTTTAGACCTAAAGTAGATACAACTGTAGTAACTAGTGGTTTCCAAGATGGATCTATTTTGGCAAATCTAGATTATATTTCTTTTGATAAATCTGGCGGTGTCCCATCAGTTTCTCCTGCTCCAGATAGTAATCTAGAGTACACTGTAAAATTTGATGAGGTAAGTTATCTTAATAGAATTGATGCTTTGTTTATTGATAAAACTGGCGAATTTATTATCAAAAAAGGAAATTCATCTAAGAATCCATCTAAACCTGATAGTGTAGAAGATTCAATTCCTTTATATTACATCTATCTTCCAGCATTATCACAAAATTCAGAAGACATTAAAATTGTGCCTGTCGATAATCGCAGATACACAATGCGTGATATCGGCAAGTTAGAAAAGAGAATTGAAAGACTAGAATATTACACTGCGTTGAGTATTCTTGAACAACAGGCATTGAACATGCAGATTAAGGATTCTCTAGGATTTGATAGATTTAAGGGTGGATTCTTAGTAGATAATTTTGAAAGTCATGGAGTTGGTGACGTAGAATCTTCCGAGTATGTTTGTGCTATTGATCCACAACAGTCAGTTTTAAGAGCACAAGTTTATGAAGATAATATCAAACTTGTGGAAGCAAATACCAGAGAAGATGAAAGATTCTTTGCTGGATATCAAAAAACTGGTAACGTTATTTCGCTTCCATATACATCAACATCATTAGTTGGAAACAATTCTGCTACAAAGACTATTAATCCAAACCCATTTGTTGTTTTACAATACGTTGGAGAAATTCACATTACTCCAAACGTAGACCAGTGGTTTGACAGCACTATTGTTCCATTGGTTACAAATAACAATACCAATTTGTTTAATGTATATATTGCGAAGAAAAATGACCCGCAGAATGCAATTGCTTCTATTTACAATTCATTTATAATCTCCTGGAGTGGTGTTGATACTGCGTTTAATTCTATAAATTCAGTATCTACTAACAATACAAATTTTGCTGAATCTAGCACAACTAACTCTTTAGTAGCAAGTTCTTCTAATGTAAGTCCAAACAATAATAATCTTGGAAAAGGATTATCTTCTGAGGTTAAAAATGGTGTTGCAATTTCTACTGACATTCAATTCTTTGCTCGTAGCATTCCAGTTAAATTTGTTGTTACAAGAATGAAACCAAGAACTACTATCTATCCATTTATTGATGGTAGAGACGTAAGTAGATGGACTATTCCTGATTCTGATTTTACCGGTATTCCAAGTTCTTCACTATCAACATTTGGTTCCACAATAACCACAGATGATGCTGGTAACGCTAGTGGTATAATTTTACTACCAGCTGGATTTGCACCAGTTCAAGGAACCTCTTGGACAGGAAATATTCTTGACGTTGTTTACGATGAGGGTTCAGAAAAACTCAATTTGGTATCTGGTAAAAAAACTATTAGATTTACTTCAAGTCAAACAAATGAGCAAAAAGATGTAGTTGATTCTTATGCTGAGGTTGTATTCTATTCACAAGGAACTAAACCACAGAATCCACCATCTATAATTTCCACACAACCTTCTCTATTCAAATCAAATGAAGGAATTCAATTTGTGGAAAGCAATACAGATAATCCAATAAAACCAAATCCTTTAGCACAGACTTTTAGAATAGAAAATTTTGATGGTGGTGTATTTGCGACAGGTATAGATCTATTCTTCAGTAAGAAAAGTTCTAGTATACCAGTAAAAGTATATTTAACTGATGTTAATATTGGAAAACCCGGAAAAAATATTATTCCAGGAACACAAAAAATATTATTACCCAAAACCTATTTGAAAGTTACTTCAACTGGTTCTATAACAATTAGAAATGATGATTTAATTTCTGGTGTAACTTCAGGTTCAATTGGACCTCTTGAAAAAATCTTGGATAGAAATGGAAATGAAGTTACTCTAATTGGCGGAGTAAATTATAACCTAACTAACGAACAAGTATACACTTTTGTTCTATCAAATCATAATGGTAAGTCATTTATTCAAGACGAAGCATTATCTTCAGCATCAATTACTTCCTATAATAATACAAACAATACAAATATTCAAC